ACTTGAACAAAGTAGTAGACTACTGGTTTAACTCTGAAGACCGTGATAAAATGCTAATAGCAAAGGTGGATGAGGAAGATGATACCCCAGAAATTTTAGCTGCTAAGTACGGTAAAAAAGAAGATTAATAAGTAAATTTACACGTGGCTTATCTTTACCGACATATTAGACTTGATAAAAATATTCCTTTTTATATAGGGATAGGTGTTGATGATGATGGAGGAAACTTCAGAAGATCCAAGGCAAAAGAACATCGTAATGAATACTGGCATAATATTGTAGCCAAAACAGGTTACAGAGTAGACATCATTATGAATGACTTGAGTTGGGAAGAAGCTTGTGCCAAAGAAAAGGAGTTTATTAAGTTATATGGGAGAAAAGATAAGTCTCAGGGTTTTTTAGCAAATCAAACTGATGGAGGTGATGGAGGTACTGGTGTAATTGTAAAACCAGAAACACGAGAGAAGATACGGCAATTCCAAATTAGTTTAGATAAGAAAGGAAAACCAGGTAGGGTATGGACGCAAGAATCAAAAGATAAACTTGCAAATACAATACGAGGAGTTAAGCATAGTCCTGAAGCTATTGAGAAGATGCGTAAGCCTAGGAAAAACACAGAAAATTATAAATATCCCAAAGCAAAAATACCATGTCAAGTTTGTGGTTTTATGGCGCAACCTGCTGCAATTTCAAGATGGCACAATAAAAACTGTAAAAAAATTAATCCATAATATCATGTCAGAAGAACAAGAAGAAGGCGGAATGTCTGGAGTTAAAAAGGCAATCATCGGAGCCATCACTACCGCAGTAACTGCAGGTGGTGCTTGGTTTGCTACTACTTTAGGTGGTGGAGATGAGCCTGCAGCTTCAGCAGCTACAGCTGCACCCGCACCCGTAATCAACATTACTAACAGTAATGAGAATCAGCAGAAGCAACAAAATAATGGCGGTGGCAACACTGTAATTATTAAAGAGAAAGCAGTACCAGCAGCAGCTCCTGCTCCAGCTCCAGCTCCTGCCGCTAAACCCCAAGCAGATGAAGAAGATCCTTGGTAGTTTACTAATTGTAATCCTTGTCTATGGTTGTGGTTCTATGAAGACCACAACCGAGGATGAGGTTATTGAGAAAGCAGACATCTCTACTGTCTCTAACTACACGGACTCTATCAAGAGAACCGTGCAAGTTATCAGTATGGACATGACCAAAGTATTGGCTATGTACCCAGACTTACAAGAGAAGAACGTAGGTTTAGGTTTTGCAGAATCCGTATTAGATTATTTAGATGAGACAAATCGTTTTGTATTTACTGAAGAGAAGGGAGAAATCAAGGAAAGGATGGTAACCCAGTTTAAGGCTTCTAAAAAAGGAGTCTTTGAAGAACCCATTGATGGGAAAGGAAAGATTAAAGCAGCACAATACTTTGTGTATGTGACTGTTGCTGACTTTGCCGTAGATGAGGATGAGACTGTAGAAGGAGCTAAAGCTAAAGTAGTTGTTACTACCTTTATCCGTTTGCAAGTTCGTTTCGTAGATGCAAAAACAGGGCAAATCTTTATAGGCTCAGGGGAAGGAGAATCCACTAAGACTGGAGAATCTTTCTTAAAGTCATTAGACGGAATGAAGTTTTCTCAAAGCACAGTAGGTAAGGCTACACGTAAATCACTAGAAACTGCTACAACTAAAGTGATTGAAAACCTTATCAAGAACGGTGTCTTTAAGAGTTAACATATTAATCTTATTGATGTGTATAGGACTGAGTGTAAAAGCTCAGTCCTTTACATATTCGTACACAGACCCGTGTACAAAAGAGCTAAAGTTTATATTCGCAGATATGAACTCTCCTATAGTGATTAGTTACTACGGACAAGTAAAAAGTTTTAGTTACACAGAACTACAGGATGGTACTTTTGACAACTGGTTAAACTTTACCTACATAAACTTCAAAAATGCCAAACCTTGTGAGGGAGTATTCTCAACAACTACAACTACGACCTCTACTACTACGGTAACTTCTCTAGTAAATAGTGTGATGAATCTAAACTCTTTATCTAGTTTAGACTTATCTTCGACATCATCAATAGGATCTAGTGCTTCAGTAGGAAGTACAACATCCTCAGGAACAACAGGAACGACAGGTAAAAATGGAAGCTCGAATAATAAATCCCGTAGTAATGGAAGTAATAATACTACTGGGTCTTCTAGCAATAACTCTAGTCAAGGTGGCGAATCATCTGGACAAGGGTCCAATACGTCGTCGGAAGGACAAATAGACAACAATGGAAGCACTAATGGAAATAGTGGAAGCAGCGGTTCTTCTAACTCTGGGAGTAGTTCTGGGAGTGGTTCTAATTCTTCTAATTCTAGTAATAGCAATGGTTCTAGCGGAAGCGGTAGTGGAGGTACAACTGGCAACAATAAATCTGAAGAGAAAACTCCTGAACAAGTCGAAGAACAAAAGTCCGAAACTCAACAAGCAGGAGGAAGCGCTTCAGCAAAGTCCGCAGCAAAAGGTAAAGTAGAAACACAGAAACCTGCAATCTTAGTTACAGGAGACATCGTAGGTGTTCAAACAGTCCAAGACCAAGCACAAGATGCACGTGGTACAATGTCTCTAACTAAAGTTAAGGGAGATGGTACAGCATCAATTGGATTCTCAGCCGACTACATGCTTAACGCAAAGATTGGAAACTTCAATGCAATGCGTTCTTGGATGGGCGCAAACAGCAAAGGAAATAAGCATATCAACGTTCTTTCTGCAGGAGTTAACTTTATGCCTAAGTCTTACAACGGCTCAATGCTTTTTGTAAGGGTAAACTCTCTAAAGAATTTTACAGCACTATACGGAGCAGCAGGTTCTTATGGACAACTGTTTGAGGAGGAAGTTATCTCTACTTTATTGATTGGCGGTTTTATGTACAAAGGAAAGTTGAGTAAACAAATAGATGCTACAATTATTGCTGCAGCTGTTTACGCCCCCTACACAAAGTATTATACGGAGAGTTTGTTTGAGTCTCAGCCAATCATAGTTCCCTTTCTAAACATAAACTACTCTATAACTAAGACTTTTAAGTTTGGTTTAACTGGAGGAGGAACCTACATAGCAAACCAAGACATCGTTAACTATCAAATCTTAATGGGAGGTAAGTTAAAGATATGAGGTGGCTTATCGTTTTATTCTTATTCTCAGGCTCTCTAGAAGCACAGTTTACGTATTCTGGGTACTTGTATAACGCAAATGGTTCTGGTGCCTCTAATGTAGCTGTAAAACTTTTTAAAAGTACAGCAGGAGCAACTACAAAGACAGGAACGCTAACTAAGATAACATCAGGTATTCCTTCTGATAGAGGAAGAGGAACTTCTGTTTTACATTCAACAGCCAACACAGATGAAAAATCAGTTGCCATAACTATTCCTTTTACAGTAGGTTATGCAGGTACAAATTATACAAGTGGCCACGTTAATTCTAACTCTTGGTTTACTTTCGGCACAAGTTCAAGTTCAGGTTATAACGGTAGTGCTACTAATCCTAACCAACCTACCATTCATATAGGTTCAGTTAATAACAGTTCTACAGATAACAATGTTTCTTATGTCTCAACTGAACGATATACAGACGGAACTTATGGAGATGTGTTTAGAATAAGGTATGAAGGTAACTGTAAATACAATCAGACAGGAGTCAATTATGTTTGGGATTTATATCTTATTAAAGACTCATCAAAACAAATAGTGGTTTGGAGAACATTTACGGCTGATGGTTCAAACCAAGAACAGATGGGTATATCAACAGGAAGTGCGTGGTTAGCAAGTACCTTAGTTACCTCAGGTACATTTGCTAGTACGAGCTGGAAAATAACTTCAACGTCAACCACGACAAGTTCTTCTAGTTCTTTAGACGCTACAGCATACACAAACTCATCAGGCTATTATTCTTTCTCAAGAACTACAGTTGCGGGAGATCAATTTACAATTCAGGTAGATGCTCCAACTAGAGTGCAAGCTTATACCACTACAGACATACAGAATATTTCTAACATAGTTTTAGGAAAGACTGCAATAAATGGACTTTCTTATCATATGTTTGATGTTAACGATGACGAGAGAATAAACATAGCGGACAAATACTACATAGCTGCTAGGAAAGCAGGAAGATTTTCTAAGTGGAGAATCGCACCTGATGTAAGAATCTTTACCCTAACTCAGTACAATGCCATAGTAGCTTCTAAAGTAAACGTACGTACAACTTACCCTGGAGTTAGTACGCATACAACCTCAACTTTAACTAGTGGAGGAACTCTGAATCTTTACCTTATAGCTCCAGGATACTCTGGGGCAGTAGCTTATTAACCATGAAAAAACTAATCATAATCCTCACAACCGCCCTCACGGCATCACTAGGTGCTCAATGCTTTACGATTGACACAGTAAGAAATCACACTCACTTGCAAACTATTGCAGGTAGACCTGTTGACTTTGGAGTAGTTCCTACTGCAGAACAACTAATCTCTAACAAGTATTCTATCTGCGACAATGGTATTAAAGTAGAGTTAGCTTTAAACACAATTGCTGTTCCTCAGAGAATTATAAACATCGTAGGAATACAACTGCTAAAGAGAGATTACGTAGTCAATATGTCCATCACAGCTAATAACATTACACATTATTCTCGCAACGTAAAGACTGTTTATGTAAACGCTATGTTCCTTACCGTAGAGCAGATTCCTGAGAACAAAAAGGCATACTCTAAGGCAGTTGAGAAGTGCTTAATTGATTTAGTTAAGCAGTTGTAGCCCGTATTTACTAGGGTTCTTACCCCTACGGCTACTTTAACTTTTGTAGTTAAGTTTTAAGTTTAACTTAAGTAGTTATAACTTTTGACTTGACTTTTTCTATTAGCTTAGTATATTTGCATTAGTTGTAACAGACAACCAACCACATTATGAAGAAACTTTTGAGACAGTATCCTGATCCCATTTTAATTCACAAGGACTACATTGATGTCCTACTCAGACTCGCAGGATACCGTTTGTCTGACTTATCTGTCACTATCTTAGCCTACTCTAGTTATAGAAAAGCATTGACCTCTGAGACCAAAAGAGAGATTGCTGAAAAGTTTAATACGAGCATCCAAGTAATCTCAAACAGCATTACTAAACTTAGAAAGCAACAGTTGTTGTTAAAGAACAACCTCAACCCTAAGTTAAAACCAGAGAGTGACAATCAATCAGCATTGACTATCTATTTTACTTTAGACAATAAAAGTAAAACAAAGAAACCTGTAGTTACAGAAAACCCTGCTAAAGTAAAACAAGAGGAAGTTGTTGCATGAGAAAAGACCTTCAGATAGAACTCAAAGTATTTGGATTATACAGTACGGCAGCTAATGAGTTAAAGTGTACTAGCTCAGAGGTGGACGAAGTTTATTCTTGGTATCTAAAAGAGATTGTGGATTCTCTTAAGAAGACAGAGACTAAACAAGTCTACCTCAAAGGCTTAGGTAAGTTTAGAGCAAACCCTGCTTGTATTCCAAACATCTTTTATTTTAATATTGTAAGGTACAGAGAGATGGCACAACACATGGTAATTTTTCCAAAGTACCATACTCGCACACGGGCGAGGTTTATGCTAGAGACTTACAACAAGTACAAAGCACTCTATGAACAAGGTTTACAGAAGATGGAGATTCTTTTAAAAGAACCTATATTTGATAAACCTACTTACTATAAGCAACGACAGAGACTTATAGATTTCCAAAAACTAAGACTAGATCAACTATATGAATCCATTTCTAGATTACATGAACTTGCTGAAGCAAGGAGTCAAGAATGCAGACAAGATAATCGAGGGGATAAGCACGAAGACATTGAAAGAATTCAATTTACTAAATGAAGATGACAAGCAACGTATCACAGGAAGAATGGATATTTGTCTCAACTGTCCCTACAATTCCAGAAATGCAAAACTATCTCCAGAGTACTTGGAACTCACGGGCCACCCATACTCTACAGGAAGAACTGAACTTCACTGTGCGTTATGTGGTTGTGTCGCAGAGTTTAAAACAGCCTGCCTAACTTGTAACTGCGGAGTACAAAATTGGAACGAACTACACCCAGACAAGAAGTTAGAACTAAAGTGGACCAAAAAACCATAACACATACTCAAATGAAAAAACCATCAATCAAATCAAAAGGTATCACAAACCTAAAGAAAGCCTTCCGTATCCTTAATGGTTGCGGAGGAAACAAAGGCACTAAGTGCGGAGTTGAAGTTTACTATATGCCTGCAGATAGTAAGCTCCAGGAGATTAAAGCCTAACCTATGACAAAACAACCAACCAAGCCCCAGTCACCGTGGAGTAAACCTACCTTCCAAGACAAATTGTTCTCAGTAACAAAAGTGTTTTGGAAGACAGGATACTCCTACGGTAAGACTGGACGCAACGATGATTTTTATGCTCGTGTACTAGAAGATTTTGTAAATCTTCCAGAAGACGAGTTTATAGCCAAATACGAAACACTATAACATGGCAACTAAAAAACAATCCTACATATCTGCTGAACTAGAGTGGGCAGAAGAAAAACTAAGAGAGTGGAGACAGTATGTAGATTCAAACCCTCTGCATTCTTTAAAAGATCGTGTAGAGTGGAAACCAACTTCTAAAGGTGGTTCTATTCCTATGGTGATTGCATCCATAGAACAACAGATTAAATCCATCAGAGATACAATGAAAGAGTACCTAGCTCTTTTAGATGTGGTAGATAAACTTCGTGAGAAGGAAGAAGCCAAACTTGAGATACGTGGTTCTCAAGAAGTTAATGGCAAGATGAGTAAGTTTATGTAATATGCACTTAGATAGTCCAGAGTTTTTTGTCAACACTAAATCTATTCCTGATAAGGAATCTTCTGAGTATGTGGCTTTTTGGGAAGCGGAAGATAGAAAGATAACTGAAGGTATAACCATCAATGGTTTTTACTTTTCTCCTTTTGTGTATTGGCACTTAAACTATTGGTCTATTTACGTAGATACTATAGTAGGCAAACGTCAAGTTCGCCGACTAGACAGACCGCAGTTATGGGATACATATCTAGCGGTAGATGATACCATACATAAAGCAGAGAATCATGCTGAGGGGAAGAAAGGTGTTGTGATGGTAGGTTCTCGTCGTATCTCTAAGTCAGTATTGACTTCATCGTATATTACCCATAAAGCAGTTACCCAGCGTGGTAGCGATAATCTTATCAGCGCACTTAACGGACCCGACTTAAAAATTATAACTGAGTACGTAGACTTAGGACTCAGAAACCTACCAGAGTACTTTAAGTTTCCTCGCATAGAAGATGATTGGAAACGACAAGTAACTCTAGGATACAAAGACAAACAAAACGTAAGACATGAATGGTCTAAATTCCACATCCGAAACTTTGATGAAGGCAACAATACGGAAGCAGCTGCTGGTCTCACTCTATCTTCTTTTCTATTGGAAGAAGGAGGAAAAGGAAAGATTCTCAACTGTTTGGCAGCAACTACTCCTTGTTTTGACAGCCCATATGGATGGCGTTGTTCTCCTTTTGTCATTGGGACTTCGGGAGACATGACTAAAGCAGGGGATCTTGAAGAACTCTTCAATAACCCTGAAGCCTACAACTTCCTTGCCGTAGAGTCATTAGACTCAGGTAAGTCTTATGGTTTGTTTATCCCAGGCACTAAGTCTTTGAAGGTTCCAAAAGAACCTAAGCCTCTTGGACTTTACTTGGAAAATCCAGTTCCATCGGAATTAGACGATATAACAATTTGGGTATCTGATGAGGAGAAAGGCAAAGAACAAATCCTTAAGTCTCGTGAGCAGATAAAGAAATCAAGTGGTCTAGAAGCTTACTTGAAAGAGGTAATGTATTATCCTCTTACGCATGAGGAGTGTTTCTTAGAACTATCTCAGAACATCTTCCCAGTAGACTTACTCCAAGAACAACTACAAAAGATTACTAGTTTAGAAGCCAATCCTGATTACGTAGAGTTAGTGCAAAAGTCTGACGGTACAATAGGTCACAAGTTTACTGAGAAAAAACCAGTACAAAACTTTCCTTCTAAGCCTACTGAGAATCTAGAAGGAGTTGTGCAGATATGGGAGTATCCTATTCTAGGAGCACCCTACGGTCTTTATACTGCAGGAACTGACCCATACAAACAATCACAAGCCAAGTACTCAACCTCACTTGGCTCTACTTACATCTACAAACGAGTCCACGATATAGCAGGTGAAGGTTGGTCAAACATCGTAGTAGCCACATACACAGGGCGCCCTAAGAAAATAGAACAATGGTACGAGACCACTAAGATGCTTCTCAAGTACTATAACGCTAAGAGTCTTTGTGAGAACATGGATATGGGTTTCATACAGCATTGTATTGAGAAGAACGAAGCACCATTCTTCTTAGAAAGAACACCATCTTTCCTAAACGACATTCACCCTAGTAGTGCCGTAAATCGTGAGTATGGTATACATATGACCAACGATATCAAAGATTATCTCAACTCTCTTATCATAGAATACATTACCGAAGTGATTGATAGGGAGACAGATAAAGAAGGCAACGTCATTAAAGAGAGGTTAGGTGTAACTAGAATCTTAGACCCTTTACTATTGAAGGAGTTGATTAAGTTTACTCCCAAGTTAAACGTTGACCGAGTGATTTCTTTTGGTTTGACTATAGCAATGGCTAAATCCCTAAACGGTAAGTCAGTTATAGTATCCTCTACTGAGGATGCACGTATGCAGGATTACTTTAAATCTACTAAATCTAAGCAACTTTTTAGGACAACTCGTAGTCCGTTTAGGTACTAAACTGTACTTATTTTAAAATTTTGAGTAGCAAAATTAAGATTTGGTATTATTTTTACCGCTAGTTATACTTTAAAAGTTAATACCTTAACATCCATTGTTATGATCATAGAAGCACTCAAGGAGTACACCGATCCACTAAACCACGCATACTTTTACCCAGAGCAATTTGTCTCTGCATCCAAGAAACAAAAGCCTCAGTGGATTAAATCTACTCTAGACTACTTTGCAAATATTGCATTTGCACAGTATAGGCAGAACATTAAATTCCGTAAGAACTACCGTTTGTTTAACGGTGAGTTTAACTTTGATGATTATACTAATGAACCTCAGATTCAAGAAATCATTAATTACCTGTCGGATACTCCTGACCAAGAGCCAGAAATTCCACAACACTTAAAGCACTACCCAATCGTAAACCCTCCTATCAATCAGATGAAGGGTGAGTTGATTAACCGTCCTTTTAAGTATAAAGTAAAGGCTGTTGACGATGCAAGTATTGATGAGAACATAGACTTCCGTACTGACCTTATCAAAGAGTTCTTTATGAACAAGATGATGGCTCGTTTAGAAGGAGTGCCTGAAGAACAGTTAGAGCAGATTCAATCAGAGATGATGGCTGAGATTCAGAATAAAATCTTGGATTATACCTCTACTGCCGAGGAGTGGGGAAACAAAGTTCTTAACGCACTTAAGTATAGTTTTAGATTAAAGGAGAAGTCAAGCCAAGGATTCTTAGATTTCTTGATTACTGGACAGGAGTTCCACCACTTCTATCCTGACAACTCTCGCATAGGATTTAACTATAAAGTAGAGAACCCTTCAAACGTTTGGTACTTAGCTAATCGTAACGCTATGTACACTACTGATTGTTGGGCATTAGGAACTATTGAAGTTCTTTCAGTTAGTGAGATTGTAGATAGGTTTAACTTATCTGGTGAGGAGATTAAACACTTGAACTCTCGTTCTTTACAGAACTTAAGAAACAATGAGTACTCTCCTTTATCTCCTGCTCTTCCTGACCCTAACGACCCTTTGTGGCAGTTAACCTTTGAGAACGTAGGTGACTTTGCTAACGGAGGTATCGACCACAACGTATTCTCGTTTAACTCTCAGCATGCCTATACAGTAGTTACTTGTTACTGGCAGTCTAAAAAGAAGATTTATAAGCGTCAGTACATTGATGAGCAAGGTTACTTGCAAGAACAGTTTGTGTCAGAAGATTACAAGTATGACAAAACTATGGGTGATATTGCCTTGGATGAGTTGTGGATTAATGAGTGGTGGAAAGGCGTAAAGATTGGTGCAGACATCTACATTGACGTTGAGCCTTTAGAGTACAGCCAAACTCCTCCTATTGTTGGTATTGTAAATACGACTAGAAACACTCAAGGTAAATCTCTTCTTGACCTTCTTAAGCCTTACCAAGTTCTTTATAACATCTGTATGAACCAGTTGTGGGAACTTCTTGAAAAGGAAATTGGGGTAGTGTTCTTAGGTGACCTTAAGGTAGTTCCTAAGAAAGATTCTCAAGATCCTATTGAGACAATGCTATGGAACGCTAAGAACAGAGGTACTTTGTTTATTGATACGTCTCCAGAGAACACAGGAGGTGCAGTACAGTTTAACCAATTGTCTCGTGTAGACTTAACTAGAACTGCAGAGATTCAATCTCGCATCCAATTAGCACAAGCTCTACGTACAGAAGCATATGAACTTATCGGAATAACTCGTCAACGTTTAGGAAGCGTAACTCCCTCTGAGACTGCTACTGCTACTAAAGAAGGACTAACACAATCATTCTCACAAACAGAAACATGGTTTGCTTGGCATGACAACGTAATGCAACAAGTGTATCAAACTATGTTAGAGATGGCTCAGTACACAGAGTTACAAAAGCCTACCTCAACTTTAAACTACTTAAACTCAGAACTAGAGACTGTATTCTTACGTATAACTAAGAATGAGTTACTTAGAGAACTCTTTGTATTTGTAACATCTTACGCTGAGGACAGAGTTACTTTAGAGCAGTTAAGGTCATTGGCTCAACCAGCCCTTCAGAACGGTGCAGAGCTTATTGAGATATTTGACTTGTACACTGCAGCTTCTGAAAGAAGTCTACGTAAAGTACTTGAAGGAGTACAAGAGCGTAAGACTGCTATGCAACAACAACAAATGCAACAACAGCAACAACAGATGGAAATGCAGAATCAGCAGTTCCAAGCTAAGATGCAGATGGACGCACAGCAAAAAGAAGCAGAAGCTCAACGTGAAGATATGAACAAAGAGCTTGACCGTCAGAACAGACTTGACGTAGAACGCTTAAGAGGTATCGCCAACGAAGGTTCGTTCTCTCAAGAAAAAGACTTAACTCCTTTACTTATCCAACAAACCAACATGGCTAAGGAACAATCTAAGTTAAGGTTTGAGCAATCAAAGAATGAGGAACAGAACAAACTAAAGAGTAGAGAGCTTGATTTAAAGGAGAAAGACATTGATACTAAGCTCCAAATAGCCAAGCAAAACAAGAATAAATACGATAAAAAGAAGTAAAGAATCTTCTTTATCTATATTCACACACTCACTTTTTTTAACCTATTGTGTTAATTTTTTAATAGGTTAACTTTGAAAACAGACAAACCAACCAACCAATTGTCATGAATAACAACCCAGAAAACGACCAATTAGGTTTAGACAACCTAGAGTTCTTTGAAAATTTTGCTACTGAAGATCCCCTAGAGGAAAAACAGTTCGACCCCAACGCCAATCTTGCTCCTGATATTCTAGCAGGTGAGAAGTTGGACTTAGCCGATGATGACCTTCCACTAGGAGGTCAGGAGAAAACACCCGAAGCTAATCCTCCTACTCCTACTAACACACCAGATCCTGCTGATGAAGAGGAAGAAGATGAGGTACCTGCAAATGACTTAGAAGATGATGCTGACGATAACTCCGATGACATTAACTACTATGAAGCATTTGGTAAAGGACTACTTCGCTCAGGTCACTTTGACCTAGGAGAAGATGTAAACCCAGATGAGGTAGAGTGGACAGAAGAATCATTCTTAGAAATGATGTCTACAACCGTTGAGAACAAAGCTTGGAAACAACTAGAGGAAATTGCACTAGAGGCTTATGGTCAAGAAGGAATCGAGTTAGTTAGAGACCTCTTTATTAATAAGGTTCCCGTTCAACAATATCTTTCTAAGTACAACGAACAAGTTGCACTAGAGAATATTGACATGACCAATCCTCAAAACCAAGAAGCAATCTTCCGTGAGTATCTATCTCGTACAGGTTTAGATGCAGATGAAGTGGAAGAGCAACTTGAGTATGCCGTCAAGACTAATAAACTTGAGAACTTCTCAGAAAAGTATTACGTTAAGTTACTAGAGCGTAGTAAGCAAGAAAGAGAAAGCTTGGCAGAGCAAAGTGCACAACGTCAAAGAGAAGCACAAGAAAGAGAAAATGCAAGACAAGAGTCTTACATTAAAACTCTTGAAGATGCAATCAAGTCAGGAGAGATTAATGGATATCCTATTAATCAGAACGAAGCTTCTAACTTGTTTGATTATGTAACTAGTAGAAGTTACCAGTTACCTAACGGACAAAAGATTAGTGAGTTTGAGTTTACTCTAGCTAAGATGCGTCAAGAAGATCCTCAGAAGTTTCTAGCAGTAGCAAGACTAGTTCAATCTAACTTAGACTTAACTCCTATTAAGAAGAAAGGTGTAAGTGAAGAAACGAACTCAATTTTCAAAGAATTGCAAAACAAGTCTAAAAAAGGACCCAAAGGAGAACCTAGGAAAGAGACCCAACTCTTTAGTAATTTCTTCGGAAGGTAAAAAGAAAGCACACATAAACACTAAAATAAAATGCCTAATCAATCCATTTCCAGAGTTAACGGACGCGTTATAGCTAACGCCCACGTTACCAGCTCATACTATTCCAAGAATAGTTTGGGTAAACTGACTGACAAGAACTTTGTCGAGTCTATGTTGAAATCTAAACCTGACCAGTATGACAAAATCATGTTGCGTCTGTTTACTGACACTCGCTTGTATTCTAACGACTTGTTGGATCTTGTGATGAAGAATGGTAAGCCTTTCATGGTTAACGACCCTAACGGTGTCTTCACTTACAAAATCAAGAAGCGTGCTGAGTTGCCTAAGATTATCGCAAACTTCGCTACTGCACAAGCTAGACCTGGTATCGATGGTCAAGAGTTTGAAATCGTATTCGACAAGCAAGGCTTCGTTGCAAACGATATCATCTCTGCTCACCGTTACGAGCAAGAGACTTTGGTACAAGTTGTATCTGAGCCTGAGCGTTACCAAAACGGATTCAAGTATCGTTGTCGTGCCGTTGCCGCTAACAGTACTGACTTTGTTAACCAACGTTTCTTGGTTGTAGGTACTGAGTACTTCAAAGTGGGTAACGTGTTGGGTGAGTTCACCACTTCATTCTCTAGCTTAGGTTTGTTTGATGGTCACTTGGAAGTAATGGCAGATGTTCTTAGCCAATATGGTGTAGAGCACACTATCACTGACTGGGCTGATGCAACCAAGTTGGGTATGCAAACTGATGCTACTGGCAATCCTATGGATTTGACCTACTATACTTTAACTGATCCTACTGCTGAAGCTGAAAAGACCAAGATTGTAGGTTGGGAACCAACCGTATCTCGTTTGTTGCGTATGGAAATGATGCGTATGAAAGCAAACATGTTGATGTGGGGTCGTCAAGGTCAAGCCAAAGACGAAAAAGGTCGCTCTACTCGTATGAAGCAAGGTTTGTGGCAGCAATTGCACTTAGGTAATATTATCCAATATGACCGTGGTCAATTCTCTTTGAACTTGATTCGTACTGCTATCGGTGACTTGTTCTACAACCGTGTATTGATTGCTGATCGTAAAGTAAAAGTTTACACCAACCGCGCAGGTATGGAGTTGGCTTCTTCTGCTATCAAGAAAGACTTCAACGGTGCCAACATGATGGTATCTGCTGACAAATTCTTGGATGGTAAAGATCGTTTGAAGCAAGGTTATGCTTTCCAATTTGACCACTATATGACTACTGAAACTGGTCCTGTAGAGTTCGTAGAATTGGAACAGTTGAACATGCACGCTACGTTCTTGGAACTTGGCCCTAACAAGAAAACTCCTCCAATCTTCATCGTACTTGATGTATCTGGTCAAGAAGATTCTGGAATCCGTGAGGTAAAATTGTCTACTCGTCCTAACATGTACTACCAGTACATCCCTGGTTCAGTAGGATTCGGAAGTCAACAAACTGTAATTGCTAACAAAGATCCTTATAGCACTTACATCATGAAAGACTTCTGTGGTGTCTTCTTGGAAGATCCTACCCGCACTGTAATTATCAAAGAATACCCACGCTTGTAATCTTAGCGGTCTCTGACGGGGGAGGTAAAACTCCCCCTTTAGGGATATAAGATTAAATAAAACAATCAACCAAAATAATGAAAGGACAAGAAATTGCACGTGGTAGTAAGGTTATTAAACCTTATCGCCGAGAACCTTCAAACTCTAGGAGTTTAGAAGGATCGCTGTACAGGGAAGGATTTAACTTCATCCCAGGTACATCAAAAAAATATTACCCTCGTGTTGACTCACGTGGAGTAATTAGAACAGGACTTGATGAGAACGCAATGAAGTTGCGGGCGATTGAAGACCCTGAGGTAAGAGAGCTAGAGATGCAACGTATTAAGAAACTAAAAACTTACTACGAATCTATTTTAGATGAATCTTTAGAACCTACTAGTACGTTCTATGACGAGATAAAAGAAAACGGGTTTACCCTTGAAGACGGTGACAACATCTTTAACTTAGAGAATCCTCGTGACGCAGTTAACTTTTTCTGGTTACTCGAAACGGATATGATTGCTCACAGTATCGAAGATATTGACAACGGCAAAGCTGATGGATCTATCGTACGTTTCTACGTACACGATGGAGAAGTTGAGTCTAAGAGTGCCTTTGAGCGTAAGAAGCGAATCAATAGTGCAATCGCTGCACTAGATAAGATGACCGCAGTCAAACGCAAGAAGATTCAAAAGCTCTTAGGTTTAGGTTTACCTGCTGACTCAAGCGAGGAGGAAGTTTACAATGCTCTTGACGAGTACTTGAGAATTCCCTCAACAGCACTTGAACATGACCCAATTGCTGCGTTTACGAAAATCACTAACTATAGTGAAGAGACCTTGGCTATCAAGAGTCTTATTAGAGAGTTGATTGACTACAACGTAGTTAGAGTTAAAGGTTCTGTTGTATATGAAGGAGAACATGTATGGGCGAGATCTATTGAAGAGTTAGAACTTATGATAGCAGACCCTAAGAACACCGACATCTACAGTGCCTTTAAGGATAAGATTAAAAACAAAATGAAATTAACCATCCTATAATAACCGAAGATGATACCAGTACAGGAGTTGATTTACGAGTTTAAGTTAAGCTTAAATAAAATGGATAGGCAGGATAACGTGCAGATCCCTTTGGAAGATATTTTAGTTTTCTTAAACCAAGCTCAACTCTCTTGGGTAAAATCAAAGGTAGGAGAGAACAACATCTTTAAAGATGGTTATGAAGGGACTAGAAAAAGGATTGACGACTTACAAGTATTGAAAGTTGATGATGCCTCTTTACCACTACTGAAAACAACAGACGTTCTTTATAAAGGCTACAAAGCTGACTTAAAAACAATTCCTAACTACATGATGTATGTTATGTCTCATGTAGGCGCAAGCAAGGAAGATTGCAAGGCAGGTTTAACAGTAGATTTGATAAGACAAAACGATCTGTCGACTTTATACTTTGATGCAAACTTTAGCCCCTCCTTTGAATGGAGATCGACATTTGCAACTATCGGCCAAGATAACATCATAGTATATACTGACGACTCGTTTGAAATTGAGAATCTGTACTTAACTTACTTGAGGTACCCACAGCCTATTGATTCAGAAGGCTACATCAAAATTGATGGTACGGACTCAGTAACTAGAGACTGTGAACTTCCTTACTACACCAAGCCAGATATCCTGAATTTGGCTAGTAAGTTTGCTGCACAATCAGTAGACAATCAAGCTCAAGCAGTCTTTGCAGAGGACAGAAGTGTTAAAAACTCAGAATAAAATAAAAACATAAAAAAATGAACTACGATTTCACCCAAGTATTTGTTCCTACAAACAAATACATCACCACTGGAAACGGATTCGATGCTCTCGGAGCTCGTATCTTCGGCGTATTTACTCCTACCTATGTTGCTAACACCGACCAATTAGTAGGATATCAATCTGTTAACTATAGCACAGGTGCTCCTACTCCATCATCTACTCAACCTTTCAAAGAGATTGTTGTAGCTGTTGGTACTGGTACTTCTTTCCCTGCAACTAAATTTGGTAGCTTTAAGTCTCCCACAATTAAGAAGGGTAAAGTAACCCAAGTGTCTTACGTTGCTGCTGATGCATCTGCTGCTAAACAGCAAATCTCTTACATCGGCTTTGATGAAGTTAACGATTACAAGTCACCTGCTTTCTCTTGCGATGAAGAGTATGTTATCACTTTGAAAATTGACGAGTACTGGTCTAAAGGTGTATTCCAACCTATGATTCAAGAGTCAGTTCGTGTGAAGACTACTTCTTGCACTGAGTGTGGAGGTAACTGCGATGCTTTGGATTGCTATGATGTTATGGCTGAAGTAGCTAACAAAATCAATGCTAATCCTTTGTTGAGCAAGTATGTAACTGCTACTCACGTATTTAAAGGTTCTGCTCCTAGCTACAAGTACATCTTGACTTTGCCTGATCCAGGTAACTCTACTGCGGAAAACGCTGTATTAGCTTCTTTGCAAGCTTACTACCCATCTGGTACTTACGGTACTATTGCTCTTACTACTACTGACGTAGACGGTGATACCGATGCAGATGCTAACGGTAACGTATTGTTTGAGATTGCTACTCCTGTATTGGCTATCGAAGCAATGCCTACTTACTTAGGTGTAGCTTGGGAAA